TTTCCGGGATAGATAGTAGAGACAGGGTAGCCATCCCTGGATGCGGTAATCGTAGCGCCAAGGTCTGAAAGCAATATCTGAGAAAAAAGATTTCCTCTGTTATATGTATTGTTCGACGACGGCACAGACGAAGGATAGAACTGACTCTCAAAATAAGCATCGAGGAATTCGAGATTTCCGAATCTTTGCGAGAAAAACGTCGACATGTCACTGAACTGAGGAACATTATACGCAGTACCGGTGCTATTGGGGATGAAATACCAACTACTAGGCCAAGCGAAAGAATAGAGTCCCCACTGGGAATAACTGTAGTAATTGCGAACAATGTCCCAATAAGCAAGATAAGAATCGGCATTACACCAGCCTAAAGGGTACGCCAACTGAGCCGTTGTAAGATTGGCAGACACAGGAACATTGCTCGAGGTCGGGGTCGGTATAGTCGCAGGAACGACACGCAACCAACGAAGCAGCGAGTTAGAATAAGGATAATTATTTGTCGTGAATTCGTACGAACCAGTAGAAGAAGCGGCAATAAAATTCAAACTCAAATCATTCATATCGAACTTACTGCTATTCGTCCTCAACTCAGGATGATACAGCTGAAGCGGCACCCAAAAACGGTGCAAACGAATAGTGTAGGGATTGAACGACGGAACAGCCAAGGCGTTGCTACGGACGTCAATACCCTGCTCGATAGAAACGCGGTCGCGGGCATTAATAAAATCAATTCGCACTGGGTATAAAATACCCGGCGTACACGTAAAAGCCTTACTCTCAGGAACATCGTACCGAGAATAACCATTTACGGCATGAGAGATGAAGGGTTGTTTTCCCATAAATTAAATGTTTAGTTGAAGTTTGTAATGATCTTGCCAGAATTGGAGAATGTCCAAATCTAGCCAAGTAGGGGGATCGAAATCAGGCATCTTGCGAGAAGAAGCAGAAAAACGCATCATTTGCTTCTGCTCCCACGTATACATCTCTCTACGGGATACGGAGGAATTGAGAGAGAACCGGTCAACACACAGAGACACAATACGCTTAACCAGAGGAGACTTGCTAAAACGTGAATAAGCATCAGCAGCAGTAATCGAGCGAACAACGTCGTCCTCCGGTTTAAGATATCTAAGATAGTATCGAGGAATCGAGTAATTGTAATTGATACGCTTCTCAAAATCAAAATAAGACCACGTCGAAGTACGGGCAGAAGGGCGAGGCATATAGCCAAGAAAATCACCAACGCCAGCAGATACGAATTTTCGCGTATAACGGCGATGTTGGAGGAGAGAAGATAGAGGTGTAGCTTTTCCATTTATGGTAACAAATTTATCCGAAACGTCTTCGGGTTTAAACTGAATTTGTTTAGTAACATATTTAACAACATATCGTGCACGCCTGTGTGTACCTTTACCGAGCCAAACGAAACCAAGGTCTCCGACGGCCTTTCGAATTTCGTTGTATAAAACGTTAGTTCCAAAAAGAAAACCGTGAAAATGAAGACGCGGCTCGGAGCCGATCTCAGGGTGGGTGCCAAACTCCTGAAAAAACGCATGTTTAAAGGAGTGGCCGAGATTATGACGAACGCGCTCATTCCATCGTCGAATAAAACGAGCCGGGTCAAGAAGGGCCTCTTGGTAATACTTAGGGGCAATCGTAATGGTAACAAATATCGCCTGCTGGCTATCGGCCTTACAACGAGCGAGTTCACGCTCTAGCCGAACGAACCAATCATTACGCTGGCGGCGCAAGCAGTCTTCACATTTGCCGCAGGGGACCATGAGCCATTGGCGAGCAATATCCCAAGGGCGAAGAGCCAAAGCAGACTTGGCAACATCAGAGCCATTGCGACAAGGGTTCTTCTTGTCGAAATAACGACGGTTGCGTATCCATATGGGAGAAGAGCAGGGCATCAGAGCAAGCTTTGAAGACAATCAAATTTAATACTAGGATGATCAAGGCGACAGCGAATAAGATAATCATTCGCAGGAATCTCGTCAGCAAACCAAGCGATGATAACTCGCCTTCTACCGCGGTATGCGCCAATAGAATAGCGATAAGAAATGCTATTGACAACAGGAGAAAACCTAGGGCGAAAATCAAAATAATCCATAATCGAAAAGTAATACTTTGCGCTTCGAAAGACGGTACTTTCGAGTGCGAAAACTGCTTCGTTACGCCGCTCGACGGCCTTAACGGCCGGGACGCTTCGCGTCTTCGAGCTCCATGGCTTCACTTCGCGGCCTGCATACCGAACAAGTTCGGTGAGTCTGAGAGTAAAAAAGCCCGGGGGAGAGCGACTCCCCCGGGTGCCGCGGTCTAAAGGACTCTACCGCCAAGCGGACGAGTTACAACTTTAGTCCCTTTTCCCTTCTTCTTTCGTCGTGCTTTCATCACAATCGAGTTCAAGATCAAACATAAGAACGAGGGTACTGTCGAAAAACTCAACACGGAAGTCGGGGAAGGCGCCGCAAGTACCAATGAGGTCAGAAATTTCCGCGTGGTCAACGTAGAGTGAATCGCTAATACTCGAACTCTTCAGATAGGACGCGATAGGAGAATTTGAGATAGCGTCAAAAGGGATAGGGACAAACTGGCCGTCTTTAACACGACCTACTTGGACAAGGTCAATTTTAAGGGCCGGGTTAATACGGCGGATAACAACATGAATCTGTGTCATAATAATATAGCTTAAAGTTTTACTTGAAGTTCAGCGCAAAAACGCTCCCAGGCGGCTGACTGCCTGTTCCAAAATTCAACGCCTTCGGGGGTCGACCAAAACAGGAACGCAGAGGAAATAAGGTGGCCTGGGCCAAAGTGGGAGCCATAAATAGAATGTCGAACGTGGGAGCGCAGGCGGTCGCGAAAACTCCTGCGAGGTGAATACTCACGCTCGTAATTCGCCTTAAAAACGGTAAGGATTCCTCGACGAACAAGCCACTCGAGGAAGGCGTACTCTACAATGTCAATCAACAACTCGTTGACCCTAACACTTTCGCTAGATTTTTTCATGATAGTATGGTTATTGGTTTACAGTGCAAATATAGGACAAAAAGAATAAATAGCAAAGTTCCAAAAGTAGAAAAAGTTGGTCAATTTCACCTTACATAACGACGGCTAGATCTTGCAGTGCCGGCGTAACGGCCATCTTTGCCGTAAATTTCCCTACTTTCATCGTAATCAACAGGAGTAGGACGCTTCGTTGCAACTGTACCAGCGATGGCCATGGCGCCAACCAAGGCAGTTCTTGCCAAACTGTAGCCAAAAGCATTCTTGTTGGAACGATTTTGGAACCAGCGGCCTGAAAGATCCTGTTCGCCTTCCGAGGCGGCGAGACCCATAAGCTTTCGATGAATCTGGCGACCTGTCATCTTCTTTGTTTCGCCAGTAGGTTTACCTTTTTCATCAACCTCAGGGACATCGACTTCCGACTCCCAGTTGACATCAAACCACTCACGGAGATCAGCCAAGTTAACCTCGCGTATCTCAGACTCAACGTCTAAGACATCGCCGGAAGCAGCAGATTCATAGGCGGCAGCGAAATCTCGAGCGATCTGAGCGGCGTAAATAGCATCGAAGTATTTGTCGTTATACTTCTTGACCTGATTCGCCTCTTCAACATGCTTTGAATACATAGCAACAAAGTCTTGAAACTTATACGTAGCCATAAGATCAGCATATTCAGCGTCAGCGGCATGGATATCAGCTAAAGCGCGATTAAGGCGGACCAACTCGGAGACATTATCGATATTATGCTCCAAAGACTTCTTCTCCAGCTCATCCATCTCCTTTCGCCAGTCTGCGCTATGGGTATTGCCTTTCATGAGGTCGGCCTCAGCATTATCGCGATTAGCGGCAGCGTCGTTACGATTAACTGAAGAACGTGCCATCATATTCTGCGCGATAGCAGTGGGGTCGGTAGCCGCAAAACCACCAGGAGCAACGGGTGAGCCGCCCGAAGGGCCGGAAGCAGAAGGCATGGAGGCAGAGCCGCCAGACATGGTGGCATTTACACCAACACCCGAAGAGCCTAGAACAGCGGCGGGCGTTACACCGGCCTTCAAGTAGCGATCAAAAACCTTCGAGGGATCATTGTAGGCATTTTCGTAGTCAAACTGTTTCTGCCAATTAGCATAGGAGAGTTCAGACTGCTTCTGCATCTGCTCGAGGGCATACTGTTGCTGAAGCTTCATCTGTTTCTGCTGAAAACGCCATTGGCGGCGGGCGTTCATACCACCAAAAAGTTGGCCTAAAAAACCATTGATCAAACCGGTAGTGCCAGTAGAAGCAGCAGATTCACCAAGAGCGCGACCAAAAGAAGTAGAAGCAGCAGCGGCGGCAATCGGGGCAGGCATACTATACGTGAGTTAAATTGTTAGAACGAATGATATAATCAACACGTACTGTGTCGATGTGGACACCACGGCGTTGCATCCTAGCCTGAGCAGCACATGCTGACAAGAAAAAAGCAGCCAAAGCAGCAACGATAGAGGAAACGAGTGTCCAAAAAGCCTTCGACTTGTAAAAAGGAATCTTAGCGTCTGACATAAATTCAAAAAATTAAAGAACGATAGAAAAATGCGCGACCTCTCCTGCAGTCGTTACCAATAACCTTCAGAAATTCACGAACTCTTCCAGAAGGGGTTCGCGCACGTAGCATATATCGTCAAGTAAAGGATATACTATTTTTCTTCAGAATTAGAAGGTGTTGAGGTAGGCTTAGACCTATCGAGTTGAGAATCAATAAGTTCCTGACCAACCTCGAGACCATCGAACTTATCCATACGAGAAAAGGAGTTGGGATCAAAATCAATATCAGGATTGAATTTTTCGCCCTTATCGAAATCAGAAGGTTCGGCCACCACATCTGGACGGCCAGGCAAAACATCGACGGTGCCAGAACCATCGAGAACGGACATAATTCGCTGTCCGCGAGAAACGTACTGAGGTGCGTCTTCCAAAAGCCAATCAAGTGCCATAGATAAAATAATTTTATTGTTAGCGGTTAGACAAACGGGTTGCAAATGTTTTATTGACCAAACTCTTCTTCTGGACGGAATACGAAAGATTGATAAAGAAGTTATCCTCCCGGTTGGAAGAAAACGGGGAGTTTACCTGATTAATATCCACGAACAAAAGGGAATAATACTTATTATAGCTCGCCGACAAAACACGCTGCTGAACCCAATAAGAATAAAGAGGGACACTGGTAGAGGCTGCCTGAAATCGAGACAGCTGGCCAAGAACCTCGTCAAACGAGGACCGAAACTCATTGAAACACGGTTCGTAGGCCACAGCTTCTGAGGCCGATGTGGTTCCGAATCCGAATTGGAATCCGGGAATATCCTGATATCCAATATCATTATAGATCGGATTAAAATAATCGGCACCAGTATAATGGAGATAGTCGGGGTAAACGCCTGCCCAATAGTAGACGGGGCGAATGCTCAGCATATCAATCATATAACCAGGCTCGCGGAAGTAATAAGACTGTCGGCGACCGAGACGATCATTGAAGGCTATTGCACCGCCTTGTTGTCCAAGGGGAGCATTTACGCCCGAGCCAGAGAAATTGTTATCTCCGGCCTGATTCATAACAATCTGAACGTTAACAGTCTGAGATGCGCTAAACAGCAATTTGGGCCGATCGACATGTTCGATTTTTGAAGCAAAAAAAGTCTCCAACCAGTCACTGTAACGCGAACCTCCAGCGCCAAGCAGGTCCTTGTATTCCTGAAGCCGCGAAGCAATAGCCAGCTGCGGTATGGTAGAAACGCCTGACATGGAAACACCCTCTGAGCTACCAACAGGAAGCAACCGACTGTAGCGATCGGGATTCGAAGGTACAACGGCCATCGGATGGGCGACAAGAAACGATCCAAGCGTAGTAATAGTCGTAGCGGCAGCGCCAGTAGAGAATTGATTTGCAGGACCCGCGGTGGACAACGTAGTATTTCCGGGATAGATAGTAGAGACAGGGTAGCCATCCCTGGATGCGGTAATCGTAGCGCCAAGGTCTGAAAGCAATATCTGAGAAAAAAGATTTCCTCTGTTATATGTATTGTTCGACGACG